AATTTAAAGACCTAACAGGCGAAGCCGAATGGAAACCAGACCCGCTAAAGATTAATGCAAAGCGCATTAAAGCTGGTGAAGGGGTAGACGAAAAATATATATTCGGCAAACTAGGTGAACAGCTTATTTCTTTGGGTTTAGTGACTGAAGAAGAAACTTACCCATATCGTGAAGCAATGGCCTATAGGAAAAAGCCATAAAGTGTGATATGGTGATTTTGAAATCAACGTTCATTGGATTTCATATTTACCCTCCCTACACTGAGTAGCCCCTATCTTTGCATAGGGGTTATTCTTTGCTATATATAGTATAGCTATAGTTATGAGGCACAAAATGCCAGCGGAACCAAGAACATTTAGTGACAACGAATTGTTGCAGATCGAAAAGTTGGCTGGAAAATTCACAGTCGAACAAGTATCTGATTTTATGGGTATATCTCGAACAACCTTCTATAGAATATGTGAACGTGACGAAAGGGTTATGGAACACTATAAAAGGGGCAAGGCTAACAGGTTCGATATAGTTGCCGACAAACTCATGGACAAAATCGAAGATGGTGATTTAACCGCTATCATCTTCTTTATGAAAACACAGATGGGCTGGAAAGAAACAAACCGTACTGAACACACTAGCCCTGATGGTTCTATGACACCGACTAAAATAGAACGGGTGATTGTTGACACTACAGATTAAAACGCCGCGCTGGGCTTTGCCCCTTCTGCAATCAGATAAAAGATATTTGGGTGCAAAAGGTGGTCGCGCATCTGGTAAATCACACTTCTTTGCAGAAAGCGTAGTAGAACGGCTAATTATGAACCCTGATAGCCGTATTGTTTGCATTCGTGAAATACAGCGTTCACTGAAGTTTTCCGCAAAACAGCTAATAGAAGATAAAATACAAGCGCTGGGCGTTAGTCACATGTTCGATGTTCAGGCTACCGAAATACACAGGAACGGCGGCAGCGGGTTAATTATCTTTCAAGGTATGCAAGACCACACGGCAGATAGCATTAAATCACTAGAAGGGTTCGACGTAGCATTCTGTGAAGAAGCGCAAAGCCTTTCGGCTAGATCGATTGAATTACTTGATCCAACAATGCGTAAAGATGGCGCAGAACTATGGTTTAGCTGGAACCCACGCAAAGAAGATGACGCGGTAGAAAAGCTATTTCGTGAAAACAGCATGGCGCATCTGGTGCATGTTAACTACACAGATAACCCGTTTGTGCCGAAAGCTATGATCGAACTAGCAGAAGCAGCCCTAGCGCGTGATCCAGACCGATATAATCACGTATGGCTAGGTGATTATGAAAGCGTTAGCGAAAGCCAAGTGTTTTATGGTAAGTGGCGGGTCGATGAATTTGAACCGCATGATGGGTTCGATGGGCCATATTTGGGCGTGGACTTTGGGTTTAGGCCAGACCCGCTAGTAGCGATAAAGTGTTGGGTCTACGATGAAACGCTATTTGTTGAGAAAGAAGCCTATGGCGTAGGTATCGAAATAGACGATACACACACATTTATCACGCAAAGCATACCAGACTTTGACCGCTATACGTGCCGTGCAGATAGCGCAGAACCTAAAACCATATCATACCTTCAGCGGCATGGTTTCCCACGCATGGAAGGGGTCAAAAAGTGGCCCAACAGTGTAAATGAGGGAATACGCTTTATTCGCGGCTTCAAATCTGTCATAATCCACCCAAGTTGCAAAGGTGCTATTGATGACTTCAGAATGTATAGCCACAAGACAGATAAGTTATCTGGTGACATTCTACCTGATGTTATCGATGCTAACAACCATGCCCCTGATGCAATACGTTATGCGATAGCACCCTTAATAAAGGCACAAGCCGCTGGAAAGATGGTGATTAGAATATGAGTAATTCAGTAGCCAAACGGTCAAAAGAAATAGAATACATGTTGCAACTTTCCGCGCCTTGTCGTGACTTAATGGAAGGTGGCGAACATATGCGCGTATTGGGTGAACGCTACTTACCGAAGTTTCCGCAAGAAACAGAAGATGATTACGATGCTAGACGCGCATCAACTTGGCTATTTGATGGCGTAGGCAAGACGATAGAAGATTTATCAGGCAAGGTGTTTGATATTCCTATACGCTTAGATGAAACAAATACTGACCTAGATATTTGGGCGTATAACGTCGATCTGGAAGGTAGAGATATTAACCAGTTTGCCAGATACGTCTTTGACGAAGCGCAAGCCGCTGGCATTTCATATATTATGGTCGATGCACCACCAAGGCCAGAAGGTTTAACGCGGGTACAAGCCGCACAAGGTAATTATCGCCCGTATTTCGTGCATCTGAAGCTAGAAGATGTTTACGGCTATAAGTGGCAAGTCATCGATAATACGCCAATGCTAACGCAAATTCGTATTGGTGAACGTATTTCTGAAGAAACAGGCGATGAATTTGACCCTGAAGAAATGCAGCAAATCCGCGTTTTGACTTTGCCAGTAGAAGATGGGCGCATAGTCGGTACAGTAAATGTGCGTATTTATAGGCAGAATGAAAAAGAAGATTGGGTATTGTTTGACGAATATGGCACAGGCATGACTAAAATTATGGTCGCTGCATGTGATTTAGGGCGTACTGGTTTCTTCATGGCTAAACCGCCACACGCTAGATTAGCAGAAATTAACCTAGCACATTGGCGTTCTCAATCAGATCAGGCAAACATCATGCACCATGCCCGTGCGCCTATGAAGTATTTTCACGGTTACAGCCGAGATGACTTGGAAGGTTTCGCAGAAAGTGCGGGTTATGCGTTCTGGTCTAGCAATGAAAACGCAAAGGTTGGCGTGGTCGAACATTCAGGGGCGGCAATCGATGCTGGGCGTACTGAATTAAAAGACATGGAATTTCAGATGCAAGCGATGGGCCTACAGCTAATCGTATCGCGTTCTGGTGGGTCTACAGCGACAGGCGACATGATCGACGAAAACAAGATTAACAGCCGTTTGGGAATGTGGGCAGACAATCTAAAAGATACACTAGAACTATGCTTTATGTGGATGGCAGAACTAGGCAACATTGTAGCAGCGCCAGAAATAGTAATTAACAAAGACTATGCAGCTAACGCACTATCGCACCTAGACATGGACGCACTAAGCAAAATGTACTTGGCAGAAGTCATATCTAAACAGACTTACATCAACGAAGCGAAGCGCAGAAACCTATTGTCTGAGGAAGTAAACGCAGAAGATGAACAGGAAATGTTAGGTTCTGAACCGTTAGATCAACCAGACGAAGCGGTAAACAATGGCCCTATCGGATGATATCCTAGATGAAACGGTGCGCCATGCGCATTATCTGGAACGGCACAAAGCATCTGTGATAAAAAAGATCGTTGCTATGATGAACAATAGCAATGATGAAATGTATTCAATGATGTATAAGGCGCGGGTCGAAAAGCTAAAGCGTCGAGAACTAGACAAGCTACTATTTAGACTTCGCAAGCATATTAAAGCTGGATATGAACCAGTTATAGAAACCCTTGATAGTGAAATACGCGATCTAGCTGGACACGAAACCAGATGGCAGAAAAAAATCATTGATGGTATTACGCCAGTAGAATTAGATTGGGAAGCACCATCAGAGGAACAGATTTACGCAGCCGCTAAAGCTAGACCCTTTGAAGGTTTGTTACTTCAGGATTGGTACAACGGTTTGCCAGATGGTCACTTTCGGCGTGTCAAATCTACGATCATGCAAGGCTATGTAGAGGGCCAGACCACAGACGAAATTGTGCAGCAAATGCAGCAATTCACGCAGGGTAGAAGCAGACGCGCAGCCGAAACAGCCGCCAGAACAGCGCTTACACATACAAGCAATGTCGCTAGAAACGAAAGCTATAGGCGAAATCGTCGTGTCATTAGGGCAGTCGAATGGGTTTCTACGCTAGATGGTCGGACTACAGCGGTTTGTCGTGCAAGGGATGGCAAAACATGGCCTGTAGATGAAGGGCCAAGACCGCCAGCGCATCCAGCTTGTCGATCTACGACTATTCCCGTGGTCAAATCTTTGCGGGAACTAGGCATAAAGGCCGACACGAAAGACGTTAAAACAACCCGCGCATCTATGAATGGGCAAGTTTCATCAGAATTAAATTATGATCGATGGCTAAGAAAGCAGCCTAAACAGTTCCAAGAAGATGTACTTGGGCGCGAAAAGGCTAAGTTATTCCGCGCTGGGCTAAAGATGGATCGGTTTGTTGATGATGGTGGGCGTGAGTTTACCCTTAAAGAGATCGAACAACGCGAAAAAGATATATGGCAACAGGTTTACGGCAAGCCACAGCCGACACCAGAACCAGAAGCGCAACCGCAACCAGCGGCAGATATTCGGGATAACATCGATCTAGGTACGATGGGTGTAGTGATTAAGAAGCGCGGTACATCAGCGCCAGACTTTACTATAGATGAAATAAACGCCAAGTTTCGTGCGCAACTATCAGATCAAGGCGCAAACATTGTTAATAAGTTGCCGAAACCGCGTGAAGTTGTGTTGGGCAAACGCGCTGGCGTTTACTTTGCTGGTGCGCAGCGCTTAGAAAGTGGCATAGAGCGCGAAATAATTACGCATGAATACGGTCATCACGTAGATCATATCATTAGAAAAACAGATGGCGG